TATCGAAATCATGTTCTGGTTCGGCTCAGAGCGCAACGTGCGGTGGAGTGATGACTCCCGGCGAGAGTATGAATGGTCACAACGAAAAGGGAAGGCTGCATGACTATCAAATCAAATACGCCAGCACACGACAAGGACTGCTGGCAAACGCCGCTCTGGCTTTTTGATGCGCTGGATATTGAGTTTGGATTCTGGCTGGATTCAGCTGCGAGCGACAAAAACGCTCTGTGCGCTCACTGGCTAACTGAGGCTGACGACGCGCTAAATTCTGAGTGGATAAGCCACGGTGCAATCTGGAATAACCCACCGTACAGCAATATCAGGCCGTGGGTGGAAAAAGCCGCTGAGCAGTGCATACAACAGCGACAGACGGTAGTTATGCTTGTACCAGAGGATATGTCAGTCGGATGGTTCAGCAAGGCTCTGGAGAGTGTTGACGAAGTTCGTATTATCACTGATGGACGGATTAATTTTATCGAACCATCGACAGGGCTGGAGAAGAAGGGAAACAGCAAAGGTTCCATGCTGCTGATTTGGCGACCGTTCATCAGTCCTCGACGGATGTTTACTACCGTATCCAAAGCGGCATTGATGGCGATCGGGCTGGGCGTCAGGAGGGCTGCATGAGGCGACAGCGACGAAGTATCACCGACATCATCTGCGAAAACTGCAAATACCTTCCAACGAAACGCTCCAGAAATAAACGCAAGCCAATCCCAAAAGAATCTGACGTAAAAACCTTCAATTACACGGCTCACCTGTGGGATATCCGGTGGCTAAGACATCGTGCGAGGAAAACAAGGTGATTGACGTGATGATTTATTCGGGGCTATATTCCTCAAACGCCAGCAAAATCTGGCGTCGGGATTGGCGTCCTGGATAGAGACCGCGACAGATACACGCCGCGAGCGTGTTTTTTATTGTCGTATGCACGCGCACATCTGAATTATGGTGGGCTGTGTGGGGGCGGAGAGATCCGCGCCGGTCGGTTTCCCGGTTACGCCAACCCTGCACAGTTCACCACCAGACGATTGGCGTCGTCGGTGGTGAGTTATTAAGAAACCACCAGAGGGCGTCATTATGACAACTAAAATTTCTGTTGAAACTCTCTCCCCGATCACCCATAACCAGATTCCTGTTATTACCACCGAACTTTTGGCGCAGCTTTACGGCACTGAGCCGGTGCGTATTCGCCAGAATCATCATGAGAACAAAGTACGCTTCGTTGAAGGGAAACACTTTTTCAAAGTTGTTGGTAATGACCTTAAAGAATTGCGGGTAGCTTTAAACTACTCACAAAATTTGCGGGTTACTTTAAGTAACTCACAAAATTTGCAACCATCTTTAAGAGGGTTACAAATTTCCCCGAAAGCCCGCTCCCTCATACTCTGGACAGAACGAGGCGCAGCCCGTCACGCAAAAATGCTCGAAACCGATCGGGCTTGACGTTATAGGTCGTTACTTGTAGATTTATCTTTGTGAGGCGTCAGAACCTCTCTAAAGCGGACAAAACCAACCCCGTCAGTGTTGGATTTTTTATGCCTGTTATTCAGTGATAGCACAATGTGCTGTCACATCCCCGAACAATGTCGGGAGGGCGACGAATACAACACCCGTAAGGGGAATAAGTCCGCGGTTCTTTAGGCCGTTCTGAACCTCCCGACACCACTATCAGAGGTGGTAATTTCAGAAAAAGCTAAAGGAGGTCGTTATGACCATGCAACTCGCTGTAGAATCCCTCGTCGTCGTTACTTACTCTAACGTCCCTGTAATAACAACAGGGTTATTGGCAAATCTATACAAAACTGAAGAAAAACATATACGGCAGAACTTCAAACGTAATGAATGTCGTTTCATTGCAGGAAAACACTTCTTTAAAGTAAGTGGCTGTGAACTTGATAGTTTGCGAACCTCTCAAAGAGGTTTACAAATTTCCCCAAAAACCCGCTCCCTCATCCTCTGGACAGAACGAGGCGCAGCCCGTCACGCAAAAATGCTCGAAACTGATCAGGCGTGGGATGTGTTCGAAAAACTGGAAGACTGCTATTTCAGCCAGTGCGAGAAAAATACTGGCAAACAAGAGAAGAAGCTCAACGGGCTTTCCGCAAAAGAAACAGACAGCCTTGTATGGCTGTGGGATTATGCCAACCGCTCACAGGCATTGTTCCGTGAGTTGTATCCCGCATTAAAACTGATTCAGTCTGGCTATTCCGGCATATGCCACGACTACGGCTATGAGTTCTCGTATATCATCGGGAGGGCGAGGGGCGTTTTAATTAATCACACGCGGGATATAGATATTTATGAGCCTGACGGGCCGACGAACCTTCTGGCATGGGAAAGGCTTAAGAACAAAGAGTTGCCGCCTTCACTGCATCGCTACTGACAATTGACAACTTAACAAACCCAGCTTCGGCTGGGTTTTTTATTGCTGAATTTTCAATGTGAGAGGACATGACAATGAATGAGCTGATAAATAGCAATGCCATCAAAATGACAAGCATTGAAATCGCTGAGTTGGTGGGAAGCCAACACGGTAATGTCAGAATATCAATAGAACGTCTGGCAAAGCGTGGGGTGATTCAACTTCCTTCAATGCAAAAAGTTGAAAATAAACAAACAATTAGCCCTAACAAATTCACAAGCGTGTATATATTCGAAGGCGAACAAGGTAAGCGAGACAGCATTATTGTCGTCGCTCAGTTGTCGCCGGAATTCACCGCTCGCCTTGTTGACCGCTGGCGAGAACTCGAAGGGGCAACCGCGAAAATACCACAAACCTTTTCTGAGGCATTGCGCCTTGCGGCCGACCTTGAAGACCAGAAGGCTGAACTGGAGAAACAGCTTGCTCTCGCAGCACCTAAAGTTGAGTTTGCCGATCGAGTTGGCGAGGCCAGCGGAATTTTGATTGGAAACTTTGCAAAGGTTGTTGGTATTGGTCCAAACAAACTGTTTGCGTGGATGCGCGATCACAAAATCCTTATTGCTTCAGGTGCCCGGCGCAATGTGCCAATGCAGGAATATATGGATCGCGGCTATTTCACAGTGAAAGAAACAGCGGTCAATACAAATCACGGAATACAGATATCGTTCACCACAAAAATCACCGGGCGTGGTAAACAGTGGCTGACAAGAAAGCTGCTAGATAACGGAATGCTTAAAGTAACAGGGGAGGCTGCTTAATGGCTAAACCAGCGCGAAGGAAATGCAAAATCTGTAAGGAATGGTTTCACCCGGCATTCTCAAATCAGTGGTGGTGCAGCCCGGAACACGGAACTAAATTAGCGCTCGAACGACGAAATAAAGAACGCGAAAAGGCGGAAAAAACAGCAGAGAAGAAACGACGACGAGAGGAGCAGAAACAGAAAGATAAAATTAAGATTCGAAAACTCGCCTTAAAGCCCCGCAGTTACTGGATTAAACAAGCCCAACAAGCCGTAAACGCCTTCATCAGAGAAAGAGACCGCGACTTACCATGTATCTCGTGCGGAACGCTCACGTCTGCTCAGTGGGATGCAGGCCATTACCGTACAACAGCTGCGGCACCTCAGCTCAGATTTGATGAACGCAATATCCATAAGCAATGCGTGGTGTGTAACCAGTACAAAAGCGGAAATCTCGTTCCGTATCGTGTCGAACTGATTAACCGCATCGGGCAGGAAGCAGTAGACGAAATCGAATCAAACCATAGTCGCCACCGCTGGACTGTCGAAGAGTGCAAGGCGATCAAGGCAGAGTATCAACAGAAACTTAAAGACCTGCGAAACAGCAGAAGTGAGGCCGCATGACGTTCACCGTAAAAACCATTCCTGACATGCTTGTTGAGGCATATGGAAATCAGACCGAAGTGGCCCGAATACTGAACTGCAATCGTGCCACAGTCAGAAAATACATTGGCGATAAAGAAGGGAAAAGACACGCTATCGTCAACGGTGTTCTTATGGTTCACCGCGGATGGGGTAAAGATACTGATGCGTGATATCCGGCAGGTTCTTGAGCGCTGGGGGGCATGGGCGGCAAATAACC